AGCTTTACGGGTACCAATATTTGAAGCCCTAAAGCTTTTAGTAGCAACAGGTAATGCCTTGGTTTACCGAGACAAGAGTGACGGTACTAGAGTATTCAATATGAACTCTTATGTAGTTAAGAGAAGTCCTGAGGGAACCCTTAAGGAATTAATGACTAAGGAGCAGGTTCGCGCAGATGACTTACCCGAGGGTATGGCAACTGAGGGTTCTAATGATAAGAGTATTGATTTGTTTACGCAGGTTAAATGGAACGGCAAGTCTTGGGACGTGTTTCAAGAGGCCTTAGACCAAGAAGTTACAGGTACCCGTGGTACCTACACAACTAAGAATATGCCTTATATGCCTCTACGTTGGACGTCTATACATAATGAAGATTATGGTCGTGGCCTTGTAGAGCAGTACTTAGGTGACTTACGTAGTCTTGAAGCATTATCAATGAGTATTGTTGAGGCCTCTGCGGCTGCAGCTAAGGTACTATTCTTTGTAGACCCAGTAGGGACAACTACAATTAGTACAGTAGCTAAAGCATCTAGCGGCGCTATTGTTAAAGGACGTGCTAGTGATGTATCTACATTACAGATGGATAAGTCTCACGACTTGAATATTGCATACCAAACAATGAATGATATTCAGAGACGACTAGCATCAGCATTCTTACTGAATGAAAGTGCTAGGCGTGATGCTGAAAGAGTTACTGCAGAAGAAGTCAGATTGATGGCTGGTGAACTAGAGGATGCCTTAGGTGGTATCTATTCAATTCTTACACAGGAACTACAACTACCATTAATTAAGTTAATGATGGTTACCAGTAAGGTTAAGTTCCCTGAGGGTCTTGTGGAACCTGTTATTGTTACAGGAGTAGAAGCACTAGGTCGTGGTCACGATTATAATAAACTTGTACAGTTCTCACAAACATTACAGCAATTATTAGGTCCTGAGATATTCTCTCAGTATACTAATGTAGATGCAGTAATTGAGCAGATTGGTACGTCATTAGGTATTGAAACTCAGGGTTTAATTAAGACTCAGGAGCAAATCCAGATGGAACAACAACAGGCTATGATGCAGCAACTATCTCAGCAAGGTATGGGAGCTACAGCAGAATCTGGTGGTAAAGCCGCTGGTGAACAAATGGGTGGTAGTATGGCCCAACAAATGATGCAACAAATGGGAGCGCAACAAGGTGCTAATTAGACAGTATACAGAGGTAATGACTAAAACACCTCAAGAGAGAATGTTAGAGGCACAAAGAGCTTCTACATTTATTAAGGATAAGACGCTGGAGGGCGAACAATGTCAGAAGAAAACAAAAGTCAAGAAGAAAACCAAGGCCAAGAAGTAATATTAACTGAGGCTGAACAACAAGCACAACACGATCAAGCAATGATTGATAAGGTAGACTCTAAAGCTGAGGCTACTAGTACAGCTTTGCAGACTGATGAAGAGGTTATGCTTGCTGGAAAATACAAAACTGTAGAAGAGCTTGAGAAAGCTTATGAGCATCTACAGAGTAAAATGGGTAAGCCTGAGGAATCTTCTCAGGAAGACCCTACAGAAGTAGCTGAGGCTCCTGCGGATGTTGAAGAAGCTAAGCAGATTGCCTCAGATAGCGGTATTGATTATACTGCCCTAGAACAGGAATATCAAGAGAATGGCGGATTAACCGAGGATACCTATAAAGCATTAGAGGATGCTGGTATACCTGAACATATGGTTGACGCTTATATTTCTGGACAGGAAGCGTTAGCTCAGACAACTATTAATGGGATGTATAATCTCGTTGGTGGTGAAAGTGAGTATGGGGAAATGATTCAATGGGCTCAAGATACTTTGAGCGAATCAGAAATTAGTGCCTTTAATAATGCACTTACTAGTCCCTCCTCTACTGAGTTTGCGATACAAGGGTTACACGCCCGTTTTGCTGCAGAGAAAGGTCCTAATTTAATTAAAGGAAGCTCTTCTGTAGGATCAACAGGCGGTTTTGCCAGTAAAGCTGAGATGATGTCTCAGATGGCTAACCCACAATATGCACGAGACCCAGCATTTAGGGCCGAAGTGCAAAGGCGCGTTGCTCTTAGTTCATACTAAGGGAAACATCGGTGATGCTGATGCCTTACATCTCTCTTAAGCTTTAAGGTGTCCCCCTCTATACCTTATGTCAGCCTTGGCATCACCATATTACCTCCTCAGATTCGTCAGGGGTACCTATTCAAGTACGGTTATATTGTTGCCCTAATGTTTATACTGAGGTATAAGCAAAAGGATACCCTCAGTCTATGAGTACTAGCAAAGGCAGTAAGGCCTAAACATTACACAATAACAATAATATAATTTAAAGGAAATAACAATGGCTTATTCAAATGTTTCACAAGGTATCGGTACTACTCGTACGGCAGGTGCCTCAGATCGTGATTTAGCGATCAAAGTATTCTCAGGCGAAGTATTAACTGCGTTTGAGACAGCAAATATCTTTTTAGGTAAAGTACAGAACCGTACTATTGCCTCAGGAAAGAGTGCTTAACGACAAGTTAATGAGGTTCTCTTAAAACAACCCCTTAATTGCTGGAAACTCCCACAGGGACAATCAGCAGCCGATAAACCTTTTAGGTGTGGTTCAACGACTAGTAGAAATACGTAGGGCTAAGTAGCTCGAAACAGGGGTCATTATACAAAATAAATTAATAGGCCATTTATGGAATTAATAAAAGATTTAGGAAAGAAGAAAGATAGTAAAGGAAGAAAGCGTAGATATGGTTTATTCTCTTGCGACTCTTGTAATAGAGAAGTAGAGAGGCGTATTGATTGTGGTAGTACCCAAAAGAACTGTGGTTGTTTAACCCACGGTAAGGACTTCAGGAACTTTGAGACCTGGGTATGTACTACTTGTAATACTGAGAAACCATTAAAGGATTATTATAAACGCACCGATACACACTCATATAGAAGAGAGTGTAAGACGTGCGTTATTGAAAAATCACTAATACGTAACTATGGTGTAGATTACACTTGGTATGATAAAAAGTTAAAAGAACAGAAGGATACTTGTGCTATTTGTACTAATACATTAGAGCATAGGAATAATACAAAGTTCTGTATTGACCATAATCATACTACAGGCAAGGTAAGAGGTTTACTTTGTAGTAACTGTAATACCGCCTTAGGATTACTTAAGGACAACACTAGTAATCTAAATAATGCTATCCAATACCTAAATAAGTATAAGGAAGATATAGTCTAATCTATATGGAAACATATAGCAGTTGTAGCACAACCGAAGCTACAACGGGTAGGAAATTAACGCCTCCTATTGAATATGCTGCAATGTCATTCGCAGTAATCGGTAAGTACGATTCTGCAGTTGATACTCACGTACCTGGTACTGATATTACTCCTAACCTTATCAATGCTGGTGAGCGTGTAATTGAGATTGATGATCTTAAATACGCTTCAGTATTCGTTGATAATTTTGAGGAAGCAATGCAGCACTATGAGACTCGTTCTCAGTACTCTGCAGAAATGGGTAGACGTCTTTCTAAGACTGTAGACTTAGCTGTAATCGCTCAGTTAGACGCTTGTGTAGCAGGTACTGCTAACGCTGGTGATACTAACGGTGGTGAAGGTCAGCCAGCTGCACAAACAGCTATCACTTTAGGCACTGCAGCACAATCTACTAATGGTACTAAAGGTGATGTAATCTTAGCAGGCTTGTTCGATGCGGACACAGCTATGGAAGAAGATGATATCCCAGGTGACCGTAGTGTAGTAATGTCTCCTAAGAACTACAATAGACTAGTACAGTCTGGTGCAGTTAATAAGGATATGACTACTAACAACGGTGGTATTGATTCAGGCAAGGTTATGCAAATTGCTGGTCATAATATTATGGTATCAAATAATGTCGGTGCTAATGATATCTACATGTTCACTCCGAACGCTGTTGGTGTTGTTAAGTTACTTGATATTAAATCTGAGGTTAACTACATCCCTGAGAAATTAGGTGATCTAATGACTTCTAGCTACGCTATGGGCTTCGGTGTTCTAAACAACGGTTGTGTTGTTAAGTTATCTACTGATGACTAAGTAGTATTTAAGGGTTCCTTCGGGGGCCCTTTTTTTTATTTAAGGAGAAATTCTATGACAGAACTTGAAGGTGTAAACATTGCACTACAAACAATTGGTGAGATGACACTAACTACGGCTACTAACATTGCAGACGTATATGAGGCGAGGACTGCCCTAGAAATTCTTACGGAGACCCGCCGATCAGTACTAACAGAAGGTCTTAACTGTAATACAGATGATGAGTGGGAACTCACTGCTGATGCCTTAGGGTATGTAGCTATTCCAACTAATATGTTGCGCTTAGAAAGCAATACAAATAATTACATCATGAAGGACAATAAGTTGTATAACAAGGAAGACCATACATTCTTATTTGACCCCTTAGAAACATACAAGGTTGATGTTGTATGGGACCTAGATTTTGATAATATCCCACATACAATAGCGTACTATATTGCTATCAAAGCCGCTAGGCTAGCGTACCAAAGATTAATCGGTAGTACTGATATTATTAGAGTACTAATGGATGATGAGCAGAAAGCTAAAGAAAAGATGATTGCACACGATAACGAAACACGCAACTACAATATCTTTGATAATGTGGCTAATAGTAGGGTTATAACAAGAAGTAGGAATCCTAAAGGAATCCTAGGCTAATAAAAAGGAGATTGTATGGGTCTAATTAATCAG